GCGCCACCGTCCGATCGGGATCGGTGTTCAAGGTCTGGCGGACGTGTTCCAATTGCTCGACCTTCCGTTCGATTGCGAGGAGAGCCGCGCGATGAACGCGGCAATTTTCGAGACGATGTACCACGCCGCGTTGGAGGCGTCGTGTGAATTGGCGGAGGAATTGGGATCGTACTCATCCTTCGAGGGATCGCCGGCGAGCGAGGGTGTCTTACAGTTCGACATGTGGGAAGGTGCGACCCGGTTCAGTGGGATGTACGATTGGGACGCGATGCGCGAGCGTGTGAAGAAGGGTCTGCGAAATTCTCTCCTGCTGGCACCCATGCCCACGGCGTCGACCGCGCAAATCTTGGGTAACTGCGAGGCGTTCGAACCGTACACGCAGAACATTTATCTCCGTCGGGTGTTGGCGGGTGAATTCACGGTCGTCAACAGACATCTCGTCCGCGATTTGAAGGCGCGCGGTCTGTGGAGCCGTGACATGAAAAACCTGATCATTCGTGCGAACGGGTCGATCCAAAACATCGTCGACATAAAGGACGATCACTTGAAACAAAAGTATCGCACGGTGTGGGAAATCCCGCAACGATCGATCATCGAGATGGCTGCCGACCGCGGTCGGTTCATCGACCAGTCGCAATCCATGAATTTGTTCGTCAGCGAGCCGTCCTACGGGAAGCTGTCGAGTATGCACATGTTCGCGTGGAAGAGTGGTCTGAAGACTGGGATGTATTACCTTCGCACGAAACCGAAGGCGAACGCACAAAAGTTCACACTCGACCCAGACCAAAACGAGTGCGTGGCGTGCTCAGCTTAAACGATTCATTTGATTGTAATAAAATGTCCTTCATCGGTGCAGACGAACGATTGACCATCCACGAGTATCGAGGACGCAAGATGGTGTTGTCCGACGGGGACAAGCCCATGCGTTTTCAGATGCCTCGACTGTACATGCCGTGGGGCGTGAGCGCGTTCACGCCCGAGATCGGTCAGAAAAAATACAACGTCGATTTCAACCTCACGGGATGGGACGAGGACGATGGGTTCGTGCAAAAATTTTACAACACGATCAAGTCCATCGAGACCAAGGTCATCGAAGAGGTGGCGAAACAGAGCGTCGCCATCTTCGGCGAACCGAAGGGTGTGGACGAACTCCGAGGGATGTTCAACTCGAACATCAAGGAGGCGGACAACGGACACGCCCCGAAATTCCGCGTGAAACTCAACGTCGGCACGGACGGGTACGCGAAGCCTGAGATTTTCGACACGAATCGAAACCTTCTGAAAGAGGAAATCAAGGAAGGGGTGTACGGTCGCATGTCGGGGAAGGGGATCGCCGAGGTGGGCTCGGTATACTTTCTCAACAAGCGATTTGGAATCACGTATTCGATGTATCAACTTCAAGTGTTCGAACCCGAACGACTGAAGGGATTTAGTTTCTCCGTTTGACAACGGCTTTGATTGCGAGTATCTTCTTGTAACGCGCGACGACGTCCTTTAAAAACGCCCCTTTGATCGGTCCACTGAATCGTTCGCGCGGATCCTTATTCGACGCCAGTCGCGCCATGCGGACGGCTTCTTCCCAATTCTTGTCGACTGCCATATATGCTATCAGGCAACATTTTTAACGACCGAAGAGAGATCTGGACGACGCCGGACTGTTCTCGCCCTTCTTGAATTGGTTGGGCTTGAGGGCATCGGAGTTCTTCTTGTACATCGCCTTACCCGCCAAGCTCTTCGCCTTGGAGACCCACTTGCCCCACTTGTTCTTGATTTGGCGAACGATGCGCCCGTTGCTGTGCTTGTCGCGTTCGTTCTTGTTGACACCGACGAGTTTGTCACCGTTCGGGAGTTCGCGGGTTTCGCCCTTCTTGAGTTCGACCATGGTTCTGTTATACATTACATGAGATAAATAATTAGTCGCTAAAATATTCGTCGTCGTCTGGGACGTCCACAATCTCACACTCCTTGGGTGGTTTCGGTTTCCGTGGTCGAGTCTTCTTCGGTGGCGGTGCCTCCAGACCTCCGTGTTCTCGATGATACAAAACCTTTTTCCAGAACGCATCCATGACCGGAAGATACTTGGCGAACCACTCTCGATCACGTTTCACGTGCGTGACGTCCAGAACCTCGGGCTCTGGCCACGTCAGTTCGATCGGTGCATATTGGATAAAATCACACGACTCCAGGTTGAGAATCTCCATACACAACTGAATCTGAGGGACGTAATGGGCTGGAACCTCGCCTGGAATAATTTTACGCATCATCGGACACTTGATCTCTATGAGTTTGCCACTCTCGCTGACGCCGGCTGGGTATCAACCCAACCACCTGTGTTCCGGGTGCGGCACGAGACCGATCTCGTGCACTTTCTCCCCGTACCGTTCTTCGTAGAGTTCTCGAGCGACGTCTTCGTACTTTTCACCCCATCGCGTGGCGTCGTTCCCAGTGAACTTTTCACCCAACCCACATTTTTTGAGGAGCAAATCGTGTGGTGTCTGGTAGTGGTTCTCCCCGATCGCCGTCGCCGCGTCGCTCGCGGTGAGCATGTTCCCGCGAAGGGCGAGCCATTCCTCGCTCTTCTGGGCGGCATACGTGAGCGATATGAGATACTCACACACGGGATGCATACTTACGAGAATCACGTCCAAGTCGTTTAAGTGGTGGTCGGGTAGAAAAACGCTCTCGCCGCGTTTTGTTCCGCCTGTTTCTTCGTCTTCGCCTCGCCCCGTCCTAAGAAATGTCCGTCGACGGACGCGTCCACGGTGAATATCGCATTCTCGTGCCCGACGACTCTGTACTCCGGAAGGGATATCTGGTGCTGCTGGGTGTACCGCATGAGGTGATCCTTCCAGTTATCGTCGTAGTGTATAGTGGACAAGTCCACGTACTGCGGGTCGCTGAACAGGCGAAGGATGAATTGTTTCGCGTGAAGCAAGCCGAGATCGAGGTACACCGCGCCTATGAGACTTTCCATGACGTCCTCCAAAAGTTTCGTGTTGTTGTGCCATCCCATGGACATGCCTTTCTTGTCCATTCGAACAAGGTGTTGCAGACCTAACTTTCTCCCTACACTGGCGAGCATCTCCCCGCGCACGAGTTTCGTTCGGGCTTTCGTGAGGAACCCCTCCATCTGATTCGCGTAATTGTCGTACAGCCATCGAGTGATGACGAAGCCTAGCACGCTGTCACCTATGAATTCGAGTCGCTCGTAACTCTCGAGCGTGGGGTCTTCTTTGAGACAGGATTTGTGCGTGAACGCTTGGACGTACAACCCGAGGTTTTTCGGTTTCGTACCACCAAGGATGTTTTCAATCACCTCTCGAGTGATCATATATATGTTAGATTACACAATTATTTTTTAACTCAAGCCGTAGGGGCGTCTTTGACGTAGTGCTTGGAGATCCACTTTTGAATGTTCAAGTAGGTGATCTCCGTGTTCGGATCCTCGACCCCGAGGAGGGTGCGAAGCGGTTGGTCGAGAACGATTTGTCGACCGTTCGTCGGGTGCTTCAGACCCTTTTCTTTGACGTATCCCGTGATCCTCCGGGTGACCTCGGAACGAGAGATGAGTTCGTCCGCGCCGAGACCCAAGAAGGCTTGCATCTCGACGCTGACCTTGAGCGGCTTGTTGAAACCGTTGTTAGCCTTGCGCTTCTCGCGCTTCTCGCCGGTCGGGTCGTCGATGTGCGCTTGGATGCGTCGGACGAGCTTGGCGAGGAGCTTGAGGTCGGCTCGGATCGCGGTGATTTCGTTTTCGATGTTGAATTGTTCTTGTTCGGCGGACATGATTGTTGGCTCGTTGTGTCTTACCTACTGAGACCCTCTTTAAACCATGAACAGGGTGGAAAGCACGAGCATCAGGATGAGCAATAATTTGAGATACGGGGGAGGTGGTCTGTAAAATTCATGTTTTTTCAGAATTTTGAACGGCTTCGCGGGTTTGCCACCAGGTGGGCACCCCTTCTCGCAACAGGACGGGTCGCACGCGTACACGTAGTCCTTCCCCTGGAACCCACAAAACTGGTACTCGTCGGGATACAAAGACTGCTCTCGGGCGTAACACCGACACCCAGAGCAATCCATTTATTATCATGACACATATTAATGGACACGGAGCTGTACTCTCAGAAGACCATCGATGAGTTCACCAAGAAGAATTTTTTCTTCGACGACCCAGTGTTGAAGAAACACTACGACGCCAACAACGTCGTCGCGTTCAGGAAACGTCTCGTCTCGAAACATGGAAAGCAATCCCTCGAGAAGATGCTGTACGTCTGCGT